CTTTACCTAAAGGCACCGGTCATAAGTGGATGAAAGATGAGAAGATAAGAAAGCGTATAAACCAGATACGTATTGATACCGGTAAAGCATTCGATGTTACAAGGGAGAATATATTAAGGCAGTTGATGAATATCATACATGCCGATATGCGTAAAGTCAAAACCAACTATGACATTGTTAAATGGCCGGATGAAGAGATGGACGCTATAGCTGAAATAGAGTATAATCTATTAGGTGGCGTTGATAAGGTTAAAAGGTGGGATAAGCTTCGTGCCATTGAGATAGTCAACAAGATGCTTGGTTACAATATGCCTGATGTTACTAAGAACTTAAACGTAAATACTGAGCCGCTGAATAAAGATGAAGCAATGGAAATTGCTAAAATGTTAAATGAAGCTGTATGATAGACAAGCTAAAGGCAATATGGATGATAATAACCTGTAGAAGATTTGCCTTAGTAATAAGGACAAAAACACATCAGGTAGCAGCATTTAACATAGAAGACCTTGAAGAAGCTAAGGCAGCAGTTGAGCATTTAAAGACTACAGTAGAAGGGCAAGCTAAAGTAGTTGAGGCCGTTGAAATCATAAATAATGGTAATTGATTTTGACAATAGAAAAATGGTTCGTGTAGCACGCGGTATGTGCTTAGGGTCATTCAGTTTTATATCAAGCTATTTTTCTTTGTGCAGTATAGAAAGAAGTTTGTATGGAATGACCACCATGATAAGATTGTTAATGCCTTATGGGACGTATTAACAGGTAAGACGCTTCGACTGATAATAAACGTAGCACCCCGTTATAGTAAGACAGAAATTGTAGTAAAGGCGTTTATATCTTTTGTGCTAGGCTTTAACCCGGCTGCTAAGTTTATCCATCTATCCTATGGAGATGATATTGCACTTGATAACAGCGAAGCCATTAAAGACCTTATAGAATCGTATGAGTACCAAGCAATGTTTCCCGGCATTACTATTAAACGGGACAGCAAGGGTAAAAAGAAATGGTACACTAACCATGGCGGCGGTCTATTGGCCCGTTCTGCTGCCGGGCAGGTCACAGGGTTTGGTGCAGGGGAAGTAGATGAAGAGTTTGAACTTATGGACTTTGCTGATACGATAAACAGTCAAGATGTAAGTAGTTTTGAATCTGATCTAGAAAAGATATTGAGGTTTGCAGGTGCTATAGTTATTGACGACCCTATTAAGCCGGAAGATGCAGACCAAGAGATATTACGCAATAGAGTTAATAGCCGGTTTGACTCTACTATACGTAACCGTGTTAACTCTAGACGAACACCAATAATATTGATACAACAACGACTTCACCCGGAAGACCTTACCGGGTATCTATTGAGAGATGACGAGCCAGATGATTGGAAAGTGATATCGTTGCCATGTTTGACAGAATGTAAAGAAGGCGAAGGTCAGATGGTAGTGCTTGCTGATGGAACATTAAAATGGTATAAAGCTTTATGGCCGCACAAGCATACAGTTGATGAGTTACTAGCTATGCAAAGTGGTAATGAATTAGTGTTCGGTCGCCAATATCAGCAAGACCCCGCACCTAAAGCCGGGTTGTTGTTCCCGCTTAGCGAACTTGAAATGTTTGATTTTGAGGAAATGGCTAAAGCGTTGAAAGACCCTGACTATACACTGTTTGCTGCCGACCCTGCTGATGAAGGTGGTGACGATTTTGCAGGTGGTATAGGTAAGTTGATCGGAGATAAAATTTACATAACTGATATACTTTACAACACAGATGGCACCGATCATAATGAAGCGGCTGTTGAAGAGATTATAATGGGTAGTGGTCACCGTGTGTCTACGGCTTTAGTTGAAGGTGTATTTGGTTGGAAAGAGACGGCAACTAGAATACGTGACAGAATAACAAGTAAAAGCAAATACGGTGAGAAGACTTATAAGAATGAGTTTCGTATAGTACGCCCTCGTTCAAATAAGGAATCTCGCATATTAAACCGAGCATCTTTTATAAAAAATCATATGCGTTTTCGTAAAGATTGGGCTAAATACCCACAATACGCGAAGTTTATGAGAGTTTTAATATCTTATTTACGTATTCAGGAGCCGGGCAAGAAGAATAAACATGATGATGCACCCGATTTACTAGAGATGATGGCAGCCTTTTTTGAAAAGAACTTTCCACACTTGTGGCAATTGATAAAAAAGTAGACAATGGTAGTAAGTAGACAACCCATACAATCTGTTAAGCCGCCTTTAGCAGTGGTTAAACGTGATTCTTTGATACCTGATGTTATACCAGAAAAGGTATTCATAGAGCGTAAGCCTGAAATGGAGTGGTCACCGGATGAGCCCAATTTAAAAAACTACATTGCTAATTTGTTAGACGGCTACTATAGCCAAAGCAACTTTCTTGAACTATTCCACTGTTTACCTGAAATATTTGCACCTATTCATGAAATAGCTAGCCGTGTTGCTGATGCAAGGTGGGAGTTGCGAAAAACATGGAATGATGAAGTAGATTATACTGATGAAGCTTTTAACAGGTTATTTACTTCACCAAATCCTTTCATGAATATGCAGCAGCATGTATATATGTCTGTGTGTTATTATTTGCTGACAGGCCGGTTATTTTGGTCACGTAATTTGCCTTCTACTCTTGAATTGCGTTATAGTAATATACTTTCATGGTTTACACTTCCTTCCCATACTGTACATGTTGATCAAATTAAGAATGTAGACATTTATACTTGTACAGAAACAGAAGACTTTATACGAGGGTACCAGTTACGAGACACTGTAATAGGTACTAAAGGCAGAAAGTTTGAACCTAAGGAAGTGATGCCTGTAGTAAACTATTCTCTAAAGCATGCTTACGACCTGAATAGAAATAACAGCCCGTTACTAGGTGCTGATAAACCAATTAAAAATCTTATACCAGTATACGAGGCACGAGGCGTTATATACATTAAACGCGGGGCCATGGGCTTTATAGTGTCGCGTAAAACAGATGATTCGGGTACAGTAGCGTTAACACCTGATGAAAATGATCAATTACTTGCAGACTATCAAAAGACATACGGTGTTGTCGGTGGTAAATCTAATTTAGGTATTACCGGTCAGCCTATTGACTATATTCAAATAGGTATGTCTATAAAGGAATTACAGCCTTTTGAAGAAACGTTAGCAGATGCTATTGCAATATATTCTACTCTCCGTGTGCCACGACACTTAGTACCTTCTAAAGATGCTGGTACTTTTTCAAATGTAGATGCTTCTATGAAAGCATTCTATGATAACGTCATTATACCACTTGCTACTATGTTTGCTGATACATGGACGAATGGTATGTACTTTTCAAGTAACAGAAAGTATGTCTACCCTAATTTTGACCATGTAAACTATTTACAAGCTGACAAGAAATTGGAAGCTGAAGTGGATAAGACTAATACTGAAACTGCTGACTTACGTTACAGGAAAGGAATGATTACAAAGAACGAGCGTAATGGTATGGTAGGAGCGCAAACCAGTCCAGACGGCGACGTTTATGCAACAGATAGTAATAACACAGACCCGGTTTTTGTTAAACTCGGGCCTGAAGGAATGCTTGCTTTACAAAGTGTATTGGATAGCACAGTGATGAGTGAGCCTGCAAAGATTATAGCTTTAACTAGTTTTTTCAATATTGATGAAAAAATTGCTAAACAAATAGTAAAAACCAAAGAAAATGGAACAGACATTATTGAAAAAGAGAACAAAACAGGCACAGACGTTGAAGATGATGAATAGTAAAAAACTGTCATTGTCTGAACGTATAGAGAAGCTTAAAACTAGAGCCGGGTTTGTGCAATATGCAGCCATAGATGTACAAGAGGCTAATATTATAGAAAAGTCTGATTTTAAAAAGCGTATAATTCGTGGCTACCTATGTAAATGGGGACACAAAAACCAGTTTGGCGAGAAACTTGTAAAAGGTTCATGTGCTAAATCTATATCAGAAAAAGGACCAGAAAGCCAAGCCAAATATAAAATTACATTTTTGTGGCAACATGATATGTGCGATCCACTGTCACTATTTGCTATACTGAAGGAAGATGACTATGGTCTGTACTTTGAAACAGCGCCACTTGATAACGTGCCAAGTGCTAACAGGGCTTTAGAACAAATTGAAAGTGGTACGCTCAACCAATTTTCTTTAGGTTTTTACTATATATGGGATAAGATTCAGTATGACGATAGCGACGATAGTTTAGTATTGCTGGAAATAGACGTTGTTGAAGGTAGCGTGGTTACAGCCGGGGCCGATTCTGAAACTTATGCTATACGTTCAGGGCATAAATCGGCCATTCAATTATTTGATGAAATCGAAAGATTCATAGATACTTTACCTCGAAAGGACAGGTTTCAGGCTCGGCAGTTATTTACGCAACAGAAAGCACTTGTGCAGTTTGAGAAGAGGGCAACCAAACTCAAACGTGGCAAGCCGCCTATGAAAAAGCGTAAGGGTATAGATATTAAAATTTTAACTAAAAATCTTTAAGAATGAAAAAGAAATATTTGCAATTTTTAAGTAACGGGGATGTGTTCATTCCCGGTGAGGGCGATACCGGTACACGGCTTCGCTTCAGACGCCATTGCCACTTTAATAACGGTGGTGGCGCGGCAGCAGTCGAAACAGAAGTAGACGAAGAAGATGACGAAGACGATGATAACGACGAAGACGATGAACCAACAAAAGAAGAGCGGGCGCTCCTCAAGAAAATTACCGTGAGAATGGGTAAAGAGTTTAAAAAGCGTGGTATCAAAGATAAAACGTCTATTGCTGTTCTCGTAGCTAATGAACTGAAAGGTCTCAACATGGATGAGTTGAGAAAATTTGGCGCTGATCAAACAGCTGCTATTGCCAGTGTCACTAAGATTGCTGGCGAGCTTGAAAAAATCAAGCAGCGTATGACAACTGGTGACGGTAAAGCCAAGATCAATGTTATCAATGACATGATTGAAAAACGGGCCACGGATATCGAAGCTATTTTCAAGTCTAAAACAAAGGGCAAGGAAGTAACTTTCAATGTACGTGCTGCTGCTGTCATGACCACAGACAATACCATTGACGAAACTACAAATGCCATACCTGCTGACTTGATTGAGTCATTTAGCATTGCGGAGTTTGTCGGTAAGCGTTTTGGACGGCAATATATTTACGATATTGCTGACCGTACAGTTGTTGCAGAAATTGACCAATACAAAACATGGCTTGAAGAAGGTGATGAGCAGGGCGCTTTTGCTATTGTGGCAGAAGGCGCAACCAAGCCGCTTGTATCTACTGCGCTTGTACGTAACAAAGCAGAGGCAAAGAAAGTTGCCGGTAAGTACATTATCACGGAAGAGTTTGCAAAATTCAGAAAGAATGCGTATAACATTATACGTAACCTTGTCATGGATAAACTTGTACGAGATTATAACGCTTTAATCAGTACTGATTTCCAAGGCGAAGCAGCCGGGTACACCGGCACAGTGCTTGACGGTACTATTACAGCGCCGAATGATTATGACGCTATTGGCGCTGTAGCTGCTCAAATGGAAACTTTGAATTTTATTCCTGACACACTTATATTGCATCCTCAGGATAAATGGCGTATAAGGCTGACAAAAGATGCTGAAGGCCGGTACCTGTTCCCAATGACAACCGAAAACGGCATGACCATTGTATTGAGTTTAAGGCTTATTACTTCAACTTACCAGACCATTGGCGAGTTTACTCTTGCTGAAGGTGGTTTGTATAAGATCGAAGAAGAGCCTATTTCAGTACGTATTGGTTATGGTATAACGGTAACCGGTGCTAGCCCAGTCACTAATGTAGTAGGAGACTTTGACAATAACCAATTAAGGGTTATCGTTGAAATGTTCTTCCTGAGCTACCTTGCAACACCAAATGTCGGCTCAATTGTCACTGCTGAATTTGCTACTGTAAAAGCGGCATTGGCTGTATAATATTTGTTAACAATTTAAAAACGTAATGTAATGGCACAAGAACAAACCAAGAATACAGTAACACCTGATGCTGCCCTCAAAGATGGTAAAGTCAGACCTAAATCTAAGGTGCAGGTGTTATTTAGAAATTCCCCGTTTCATGGTGGTATACCTTATCATCTTTCTATGGTTCATCCGGCATTAGCTGAAAAATTGGTAGAGCAAGGTAAAGCTGAATACCATGAGGGCGATCTTTCGAAAGCGCAAATTAGAGAAAATGAAGAACACAAGCGCGAACTAGTAAAAGCTAAAGGCCGCACCCCCGGTAAGAAGAAAAACGAAGAAGACGACGATTTTGACGAAGATGAAGTGAGTACGAGTAAATCGGGTGTTATTTCTACCAAGACAGGTATGAAAGAACTGCCAAAGAAGTAAACAATTTTTCTAATTTTAAACAATTTTACAATGAAAAAATACATTTTTCTATTAATTTCTACCATTTATTTTACAATCTCGTATAGTCAAACATTTACGATGACTAATCCAAATGGTAATACGTTGGATACTGTAACCAATACTACAGCCGAAGGGCCAACTGTAGACCTTAAAGGAAAAGTTGATGCAGTTGGCTTCGGTATTGAATTGGTTTCTATTGACGGTACATTTGCTGGCAAAGTTTATTTACAGGCAGCTACGAGAAGCGGGCAATGGTTAAAACCGTATTTAGATAGCGTAGTTTATGATGTAAACAACGCTAAAATAGGTTTTCAACGAACTAGTCCTGGCTATAGATATTTTCGTCTATTAGTAGCACCGACAACAACGAATAATACATCTTACAGGGCAACTGGTTATATTCGAAACAACTAAATATTGTCACAATGGGACTTACTTTAGATAAAACGTTCTTTGTCGGCAACCTTAAAATTGCTGACTTAGATCAAACTGCCGTTGAAACTGAGTTGCAACAATTTATCGATATTTATGAAACTGAGTTTTTGCAATTATTGTTAGGGGATACTTTAGCAATAATGTTTATCGACGGCGGCCCTGAAGATAGGTGGGTAACTTTACAACAAGTAATATACCAATCTTATACAACGTTTCAAGTTTCTCCAGCTGCAAATTATGTCTATTGGCATTACATGAGGGCAGGGGCAACTAAAACAACAGGTAGCGGTGAACAAGTTATCTCAACAGAAAACAGCAGGGCAGTAAGTAGCGTACCGAAGGTTAAACTAGCTTGGAATGCTATGGCAAGGAGAAATGCCGAGATAGTGGCTTATTTGAAAGCAAATCTAGCTACATTCCCTGAATATGTTGAACCGGTGTATGTATCTGCACCGCCTGAAGCTTTAGCACTGTACAAAAAAAGAAAAGATATTTTAAAGACAATGCCAATATTTCTGTAATGAACAATCCTGAATATATACCAATCGATGAATTAGCTTTGATTGTTGAAGCTACGAGACTCCAATTAGTAGAAAATGGTATGACACTTCCTTATTTAAATTACCAATATGGGTACATAAGAGAACTAAATGCCACTCTCATACAAATGGATAGCAACAACATTGACAAAGAAAAGAGGTTTCCGCTGGTTTGGGCTGAACAACCTTTTGTTATTTCTCGTGGTTCATCGGCTGCTTATTTCGGTGAAATTGATATATGGCGAGTTTTCATTATGGATTATGAGCCTGTTACTTCAAAAGCTAAACAAAGGGTAAACGGCCATTTCAAAACAAAAATATGGCCTATATACCGGGAGTTGCTTAGACAGGTAGATTTGTCTGTAGCCTTTTCTACTATGGGAGTTGAAAGGATAGCACACACCAAGCAAGACATATTTTGGTGGGGGGATGAACAAAAAGCTATCTTAGATGTTCCTGTAGACTGTTCCATTGTGACGTTTAGAAAGTTGCAAATAGCAAACAATCCAAATTGCACGCCTGTGCATAACTTTTAAAAATTAATTCAAATGGCAGATATCATGAATTTAGCCAATTGTGCTTCGCCGGATACCGTGTTTAACGTAGGTATTCCGCTTTGCGATTTGGCTAAGAAAAAAATCAAGGGCGTTATTCTACTTGACAAGGGAGTAGTCTTTACGCCTTCACAACGTGCTAGTGTTGCGGCCTTTTTAGCAGAGCTTAAGCTTAAAGTAGTGGCTGCACGGGGGTCAAGAGCTTACCCTATCTTCGATATTAACAATTTTGAAGATAATACAGGTGACCCTACAACGGGTGCAATTGGTAACCTTAGCACGGCAACTATTGTGACTTCTGATGCTGTACCAACTTTTCGCTTTGGTTATAACGGTTCAGAAGCAAGGCACAAGCGTATGGCTCTTATGGCCGGTGCAAGCCTCGATGTATTATTTGTTGATGACGGCTACGCTATTTATGGCACACAGAAAGGCGACGATTTTGGTGGCTACTCTGTGTTGCAAGCGTACGTAGATACAAGTAAATTCATTGTTGGTGATGCCACTAACCAGTATGCTTTCCGTCTTACACTGGGTTCAATTGTTGAGTATCGCGAAAACAGCGCCTACGTGGTTGGTAATTCCACCCTTACCACAGTGCAGGGTCTTATTGACGTTGTTATGAGTAAGCTTAGTAACTCAGCTAACGTTTATAAGATCAAAATGATAGCTGATGGCGGTACAGATTTAGAACCGCTTCACGGGGCGGCTATTGCCGGGCTTACCTTTACAGCAATTGACCTGCAGACAGGCGCAGCATTCACTATTACAAGTATTGCTGATGATCCAGCACTTGATGCTTTGACTGTTACTCTGGATTCTACGCTTTATACAGCGTTAGCTTCAGGAGACAAGATACAGTTGAACCCGCCAAGTGCGTCTGCACTTTCTGCTGCCGGTGTTAAACCTTTTGAGTTCATCCCATTGGTAATTACTAAACCTTAATAACATGAAAGAAATATGGGTAATGTTTGACGGGCGCAACCTCAATGTCACTACATTGATAAAAAACGCCAAAACGCCTGAAGAAGCGTTTATCTTCCTAAGACAGGAAGGAGTTTCAAATGATAAAGACTGGGCCAGTAAAGCTTTCGAAGCAGCTAAGAAACGTTTAGCCGATGTAGAAGCTGAGACTAATAAACAGTCTGAAGACAAGAAAATAGAAATCGCAAAGCCGCCTGCAATTCATCCTGATTTTACCAGTGATGAAGCAAAAGTAGAAGAGACACCTTTTGATGCAAAGGTTGCTAACGATGCTCTTGCTGCTTCTAAAAATAAGAAGTAGAAAAAACCAAAGGTTGCCGTTGTTATGACGGCAACCTTTAAACTCTGCTGCTATGAAGATAGGAGAAATAAGACAAAAGTTTAAGGAATTAGACTTTCGTCAAATAACAGGGGATGCTTTAGAAGCTACTAAGAGTGAAATAGTGGAATATCAAAAAGCACAAATGCTTCACGGTGAAGACGTTAATGGCGGCAAAATAGGTAAGTATAAAAGCAAAGACTATGCAAGAAGAAAATTCAATATGAACCCTCTTGCTGGTTATGGAAATGTAGACTTACGATATAAGGGGCCATTTCAGCACCATATAGTTGTTAAG